CATCCAAGAAATTCACCAAAGAGCTTGCCGAGAAATCAACACCTGTAATCGAGCTTCAATTTAAAAAAGGTTCGGACAACATCGTCAAGTTACTTCGGCGGACAGGGGCCAGCCCTTCAGCCTTTGACGTATTCAACCCGAAAGCCAAGGAAGCCACCAAACGCCTGGCGTTGGCGTTTGCGGACTCCACAAACAAGGCAACGGCTCACACACTCAACAACGCTTTGAGCACGTTACGAAGCGAGCTAGGCGAATCCCTGGCAGAAGGCGAACGGCTCGCCAAGTTGACGGAAAGAGTTAATGAAATCTTTGACGGCTTAGAAAAAGACCATGCCCAAATGATTGCCCGAACAGAGGCGGCTAGATCGTATGTGGCTGGTGGTGTCAATGCGGCTCGCAACTCGGGCGTGGTCGGATCAATGCGTTGGATGTTGAGCCCGGACCCCTGCCCCGAATGCCAAGAATATGAAGGCGCAGAAATCGACATTGAGGAAGATTCCTTCGGGACTCGGGAATCAGGTGGGGACCATTATTCAAATATTGAACACCCGCCCCTCCACCCAAATTGCTTTTGTGATTTGGAGTTTGTGATTGATGAATCAGGCAATGAAGACAACCAAGAGGAGGAATAATGCAATTCAATGACGGACAAGCGGATTACCGCTTTGGCTTTGATGATGACAATATGTGCAACCACGTCGAAATAACTGGCCGCATTGGTTTGGCTGAACGGGCATTAATGGAATATTGTTTGGGCAACTGCGGCTCTTTTAGTAAACCCAAACGTAAGGGAGCAACACGAGCAGAAATCACAAACTGGATTTCTTCAATGGAGGCAATTGGCAACTAAATTTAAATGGCATGGTGACGAGTTTAAAAATAAGTTTGAACGCCACGCCGAACAAAATATCACCAAAGCCGTTATCTTTCTAACCAACGAAGTGAAGAAAGAAATAAATAAAGCTAAGTCCCCACCTGCCAGCAGTCCAGGGGAGCCGCCCCACAGGCTCAAAGGTTTGTTGCTTCGGTCCATCGCTTGGGAAGTTGACGCCCCAAACAATACTGGACGAGTGGGGACCAACTTAATTTATGGTAAGTACCTTGAGTTAGGTACAACCACAATGGCCGCTCGGCCCTTCCTACATACCACTTTGGCGAAGAATAAAGCCCAAGTGACAAAGTACCTAACAGCGAAAATGGCTTGATTTGCCTAAATAATTCTATGGAAAAATCTATTTTAGAAGCCCGGATGAAGAGGAAGGGCTATTGTGTCGGCCCCCACGGTGCCCCAATTAAAGATGAAATGGCCAAGTGGGTTGAAGATCAATTGAGAATTGCCGAGAAAAACGGCGGCGGATATGTCGCCAATTACAAGCTTGCCTCTGAGACAGTTGAATTTGAACCGGGCGAGCGAGCCAGTATTGATCGGGTTACTAGCGCTGCTGTGGATCGGGACTCAGAAATAATTGATCCAAGGGGAGTGGACCTAGAAGCCTTCAAGAAATCGCCCGATGTGTTTTGGGGCCACAATACGGAAGCCCTGCCCATCGGTGTTGCTGGTGGTAAAGGTTGGATCAAGCATTATTCCAACGTAACGGGCTCGTCTGCTAGGGCGGAAGCCACAGAGATTCGAGCGAAGACAATTTTTTATAAACAGCCTGAAGACTTCCCGCCGTCTGTGGCGTGGTTCCCTTCGGTTGTCTATTCGATGATTCAACAGGGTGGGTTAAAGGGCCGATCCATTGGCTTTATTGCCAATGAGCCCGCCCGCAAACCACGGCAACAGGACATAGACAAGAATCCTAGTTTGGCCGGGGTCAAAGGGATTTACCGCTCAACCCACATGCTTGAATACAGCGTGGTTGGTATCCCGAGCAACCCGGATGCTTTGGCCCTGTCCGTTTCTAAGGGGCTGTGCGCCCTTCCTGAATGGGCTTGGAAGGATGTTGGCCTAACTGCCGAAATGGTAGCCAAAGCGGCTGACATAACAGAACAAGAGGCGTGGGACGATGTGGCCGACGGTTCTTATCTGTGGAAGTGGGCCGAGTCCGTTGAAGGTTCAGTAATCACGCCCGATCCAAAGGTTGCCGTCTGTTGGGACGAGATTGGCAAAAGCTTAATCAAGGCAATTCGGAAGGCATAATGAATAATTATTGGCTAGATAGGTTGAAGACGAGAGAAGCAATTAAAAGCCGTTGCGAAGCTTTTGCGGACGCAACAGCAAAGGCTTTAGAGAAGGCGATTCAAGCAATAAAACAAGGGCAATCAAAGAAAATATTTTAAGCGTTCCACCTTTCTGACCGCCCCCGTTGGTATGACCTGCCAGCGGGGGTTTTTTATTGCGCAAATATTTTTTGAGCCGTTGGGACATAAATAATAATCAGTTGCGAGCTATTGCGAGCGGCAGCGGAAATTAGGGAAAGCCTAATTGCGTCAAGCCTCCGGAAATAAGCGGGACATAAATAAACCCTTATTCCCTGGAGGAAAATGGAAACTGTATCTTTAAATATTATCAAAAGTTGGGGCTCGTTTGAAGTTGGTAAGACTTACGACGTTGACGCCCCCACGGCTGCCTCCCTTGTTGAAGGTGGTTACGCAGAAAAGCCAACCAAAAGCTTTGTTGAAAGTGTTGGCGACGAATTAGGCGCAGCGGTTAGAGAACAAGTCTCGGCCATTGTCCCTGAAATCACAGCCAATTGTGTGAAGGCTGTCACAGAACAAATTCGCAAAAACCCTGTCCGTGTTCCGGCTGTTGCTGCTGATCCTGAAGAATGCAAATTTGGTAAGGACGCAACGCAAAACCTGGCTTTGGCCATGTTGGGCGAAACTTCCGAAGAGCGTGAAAAGGGCCATAATCAATTAGTCAACCGTTACAAAATGGTCCGCAAGGCCAACACGCTTGTAAGTGGTACCGGCTCGTTAGGTGGCTACGCTGTCCCGAACGTAAACGATTTGGTTATCCGTTACACCAACGGCTATGCCCCAATCATGCGTTCAGGCGCTAACGTTGTCGCCTGTCCGGGTGAATTGTACTCGTTCAATTTCTTGAATCAGGGCTCTTCATTCTTCCCAAGTGCTGCCTATTACGAAGGTGAGAATACAACTTCTCAACAGACTGATTTCAGCATCAAAAAGGGAACGTTGAAGCCAACTAGACTCAGCAACCACATTCGGGTTTCTAACAGCCTTTTGGCTAGCAATCCGGGTGATGTTGACGCCCAAGTTGGACGCAATTTAATTGCCGCTCACGTTAAGAAACAAGAGCGTTCTTTTTGGGTAGGCACAGGCGCAGGGCCACAGGGTATTTTGAAAGCCGCTGGCCGTTTAGCTGTTGCCCGTGTTGAAGCCAACAAAATTCAATTGAACGACATATTGAATTTGATGTCTCACATGCTTCCGGATGAAGCCCAAAATTATGTGTTCACTTGCTCGCCCGCCGCTTTGGCTCCCCTCTGGAAGCTTAAGGATGAGGCTGGCCGCATTATGACCATAACGGGGACTGGTGATCAGCTAAGCCGCTCGATTTTAGGAATTCCTTTGTACGTTAATCCGTACCAAGCCACAGCCTATAGCGAAGGTGACGTAGCTCTAGTTAATAGAAGCCACTATATCGTTGCTGATCGACAGGAAGTTGTTTTGTCCGCTTCTCGTGAAGTTGGATTTTTGACTAACGAAACCATTGTCCTTTGCGAAAGCTGGACGGATGGTGCTTTGGACGTAGACGCCCCATTTGTTTTGGAAGACGATTCCACGTTCAAATTCTCGTTCTCCCTCGTACTCGCTGACGCTTCATAAGGAGGATAATTATGAGTAAGTATAATGAAAATAGACCTATCTTGGCTCGGATTGTCCCAGCCTTAAGAAACAACGGCACAACGGACAGCAACTATGTTGATATGTCTCAGGTTGCCGGTACTGTTGAATGGGTATTCGGTTTGGGTACCACAGACACCACGTTTGATTTTAAGTTGCGTAGAGCAACCAACGGATCGGGTGGTTCTGAGGAAGACATAACCGGATATGCTATTACCCAAATCACAACGGGTAACGGCTCCAAGGAATTTATTGTCGAAATCGACAGACAGGCTTTGGCGCATGCTACTACGAATTTCACGCATGTTCGTGGCCGAATGACAGTTGGCAACGGCTCCTCTGGTGCCTATTGCTCGCTGATCGCTCGTCCTAACCACATGCGTTATAGCCCGGCTGACGATTTGACAACGGTACAGCAGATTATTTAATCAATTCAAGCTCGTTGCTTGAACACTCATTGACCCTTGGGGCTTGTTGCCCCAAGGGTTTTTTATTGCGCAGAACAGCTAAATAAAGCATGTACAGAACGTTACCAGAGGAAGCCCGGAGGCACGAAGACCTTTTAAGTTGGGTGGAATCAATTTGCTATGCCCGTGGCGTCAAGCCACTTGAAGACGCATTTATTAGTGATGAGGAATTGGCGAGCTACAACCAGCCCGCAACCGATTGGATTGAAATTCCTCCGACCTGCCCAAAGCTGGTCCACAATGATGTTTTGAGGGCACTTGCGAAAATCGGTTTCGCCAATCCATACGCAACCCTTTTGGATCAAGTGGAAGCCGAATTTGGCGATTTGTTGGAACATGGCCCCGAAGAGGCGTTTGACCTTGTGTTTCTTAATCCAGAGAACACGAGCGGAGAAGTAACCGAAGCGGACGTAATCGTAACGGTTGAGTTTCAACGGGAATTCGTATTAATTTACCTTGCAAGCCTAATGAGCCCCAATGATCAACAGACACCAGAATAAGCAATTCAAAAGACTCACAAAAAACGAATTAGAAAAGTTATTTTTCGCTGGGAAGATCACAGCGGACGAATACGTTACCCGGCTCATGGAGGTTAAAATAAATAAATGCTCACATTAAACGGCAACAAAATAATTAATATCGGGAGTGACCAGCCCATTAACGTAACAGGGCTTATTAACTCCCTTACTGGCGGGTATGTGAACGATTCCAGCGTTTGGGCTTCGCTTGAAGAAATGGACGGTCAACCGATCCAAGCAATTGAATTGGTCTATGTGCCCGACAGTGACGGGGTTTACGTTGGGATCATTCCTAAGATTGTGACAAGTCAATTGGACGATTGCGCCCAATATCGGCTGTCCATAACGACAATTGGCGACAACGAAGAGACCGACGTTTTGATTGTAATAGCCAAGGAAAGCAGGGTGAGCTAATTTGAGTTGTGATAAGTGGATTGACGTTGACAGCCCCTATTTGGACAAATTTAATTTTAGTCCCAATGATGCGGCAACAACCCTAGCCTTTATTGGCGCTGCGCAACAGCGGCTTGAAAAATACTTTGGCCGAAGCTTGCTCTTGTCAGAATTTGACGAGCTTCAGACGGTCAAAAATGATGGGTCCATTTTTCTCTATAACTACCCTGTCCGATCCGTGGTCCGGGTGTTGTCCGATCAAATCTCGGCCCTAACTTTGACGGCTGGTGGATCGGCGCAGATTGCAAACTATTGTGTGACGGAAACAGGGCTGGCCCTTACTTCGATTGCCAGCGGTGTCCAAACGTCGGCAAGCTTCAGTTTTGCCACATACCCCACCCTAACCGCCCTGGCTTCGGCTGTAGAAGGTTCGACCGATCACACGGTTGAGATTGCGGCGGGGTATGAGCTATGGCCCTCAAGTGACCTTGTGAGGCTCCAGGCGGGCGAATTCGCCAGTTGCTCGGCCAACTTGGACCTTTGGATTAGCGATTGCTCACCTTGCGTAGACGCTGCCCTAGGACGCTTGGAGCGATTTTGCCCAAACAGCCAAGTCCGGGTGATCTATACGGCTGGCTTTGATGAAATTCCGGATGGGGTCCAAGAGGCTTTGGCGTCAATGGTGGGCTTTATGGCCACGAGC